TTTCTTAGTTGCAGTTTTCTTAGTTGCAGTTTTCTTAGTTGCAGAAGCAGTTTTTTGCTTCGGTGTGCTACTTGCGTAGGTTGGCTTTGTTTTAAAAGTCGGTGCTGACTTTTGTGCATTACACTTATTTGCCTCTTTAGAGTTCGGTGAGCATTTCTTGCCTTTTTTAAGCTCTAAAACAGCTAAGACAACGATAACACCTACGATATAGGTTAGTGGGTTTGATAATAATTCCATATATATATACTTATTTGCGATTTTTTTTATTTGGCGAGCGATTTAATCTTCATCATTGGATTTATGTTTGTCGGTAATGTGACGCTCTTGAATAAGAATTTTTAGTTTCATATTCAGTCTAATCATATCATTATCTAATGATTGTATTTGCTTCTTTAGCTTTCCCAAAGAAGAACCGACATCACTTAGAGCAGGATTTACTTTAGTTGTAACCCATTTCCAAATGTGCCACACAAAGAATCCTAATCCGATTAACGCTATTAGCGAAAATCCAAACTTGCTGACTAGGTCAGCCCAATGTTGAAATTCATATCCACTCATAATTGTTTATTTGTCTTATACTAAGTATTAAAGTCGTTTTGTCAAGTTTTAATCGTCTCGGCAATCTTCCTTACCCTCGCTAGCCGCGATTCTATCTATATTTGGCTCGCAACCAAACGCACACGAAAACTGTGCATCAATCTTTACAATATCGTTGTTCATTACATCTACTTTATTTTCGAGCGATAGTAACGATTTTGAAATACTTGAAATCTTGTCTGTTACTTGGGCTAAAAGAAATTTAATAATAATAAACAGAAACCAACCAACTGCCAACGCACTTGTAATTGGTACTCCTATTTGTTCTACAAAGTTTAATATATCTCCTATCATAATGTTTTATTTGGCTTTTTTTCTTTCGGCAATTAATTTTTGTATTTTTAAATCAATTCTTTTGAGCTCTTCTTGAGTTAAAGGTCTTGGAGCTTCTGGTAAAAATCTTTTATTTGTCATCCGCTTTTCCCTCCAGGAGTGAAGTAGAATCCGATGATTGCTCCCAAAGTGGTGACTGCAACCAAAGAGATGTGTCCCGTTGTAATACTCGTTGTAATATCTGCTCCACTTGGGAAGGTGATGAGTCCCCAGAGGATACTGGTGGCTTCTTTATTTTCGGGGGGAGTGAAGGTGACGAGAGTGACTCCAGGGTAGAGGGTGCAGAGTACCGAGATGACGAAAAAGTTGAGCATCCCCATAAAAGCAATGAGACGACGAGTAGCCCTAGTAAACATGCCAGTATCTTTATCAGTCGCACCAACGAGAAGTTTTTGAAACTCCAAGTCCATACCTTTGATTTGCATATCTCTAATAAGTTCACGACGTTCTTTTTGAGCTTTAGCTTCTGAAATGCCTTGAAAAGAGCCACCAAGAATTTTAAGCATACTGCCCATCCCAGTCGCCCCCAGTGTCGATAATAGCATCGTGACAAGTCCAAACATAATCTCATTTACACTATAATAAGATTATTTAGAAATTTTTCAATTATTTGGTTCAAACTGAAAAGCCACTCTGCCATATTGATGCTCTTTATCACCTATCCAAGCAGAAAATTCTATAACTTTCTCTTCTATAATAAAGTCTAACAATTCAACAAAAAACTCTTCGTTTTGAAATTTAAGGGTGTAGTTTTTATGAAATTGATAAACTAATTCTCCTTGTCCAGAGGCGTCTTTCAATCTCGTAGAGCCATCATTAACTCCAACAATTTTTATATAACCTTTCATAAAAATATTTACACTTTTTTCCAAATTTTATGTGGCAAATTTTCTATGTCACTCATTTTAATTATTGAGATTAAATCTTTTCTACCTTGTCTTTGGTATCCTTTGTATAAAGCATCTTTACTAGTAAATACTCTTTTATTTAAATCGCAGATAGATTTAGCTAAACCTAACAAATAATTTCGTTTAACAAGCAGAAAATCATTAAGTCTTTCAAAGGCTATGATATCTACTGCTGATTTAAGCCAACCATCACGACCTTGTACATTTAAGAACTCCACCCAAATTAATTCATCTTGCTCTTTAGAATCAGACCTACTAATTCTTTTTTGAGCTTTTACATCAATTGTCCCAAAATTAGTGTGATAATCAATATGCCTAAATTGGTCTTCTCTATTTGCCTTGCGATAATTCGGATCCCTTTGTTTTAAAAGTTTTATAAATTCTTTTTCTACTCGTTGACCACGATTCCAACTACTTGTACCCTTCCAATTACTCATTTTATTTTTCGAATGGTTGATATATTATAAATTCTGGATGTTTTTTCTCTTCTTTATATTTATTTGGGAATATTACGATTCTATGTTGAATGCCATCTATTTCAACATAACCAGATAAATATTTTGTTTTACTGGAATCTTTTTTCCAAAGAGCTCCTTTTTGTTTTTGTGTCCACTTACTCATTTTTACCAATGATGGCACATTTTTTTAATTTGTCAACTAAAATCTAAAGTTTCTCCCTGCTCTTCATCTAATTCTACACCAACTTCTAATAAATGCGTAAAAAGTTCTGGTCTATTATCTGAAATAGATAGTTTAAATGGCGTGCTTAACAAAGCTGGTCCTACATGTGGGCCTGTTATTAAGCCTAAATCCTCACTGTTTTCATCATCGCAGTACACGATATAATATTTACCTGATGGTATTTGTTTTTCGCTTATATTGTTAAATGATTCTATCATATTTAATTTACTGTTACTGTGAAGCCTTTACTTTGTAATTCGGTTACTTTAGTTCCGTAACTTATCTCATCAAATGGAGATATGTCAGCTAGGTTTAATGTTTCATTACTTGAGTTTCCGTTAGCCGCCATGTTTATTTGTTTCACAACCCTATATGTTCCAATTCTGGCTCCATCTGTAACTGTTCTCTTTCCCTTCTTTCTGGGCGTCATTACATATCTATAACCATTCCTAATCTCAGGGTTTGTTTGATTATTTTGAGATAAAGTAGAGCCAAATGGAGCATCTATCAATACCTGTATCACAGCATCAGTGGGGTCACTCTCAGAAACCCAACCTCCAGGATTTGCTAAACTTGTAGTTAATCTAACTCTTCTGGCATAAAAACCATCTATAATGTTCTTTTTGCTTTGAGCGGTTAACGGACAACCAGCTAGATTAAAATCAAAACATCTTTGTGGATCCCAACCTAATGGAACTGTAGAAAGGTATGTATTTCGATTCATATCAAAAGCCTCCAAACCAGATGGGAAACTGGTCAACACTGTTCCTAAATTATTCTTAGGGCCATATAATTTAAAATTAGCCATATTGTTTCTGGCGGAGTTCTTAAAAGAAACTTGACCTGCATCATCAAAAATAATTTTATCAAAATCAGTAGCGGTGAGCTCTAATTTATTTCCTCCCATATTGAAAACTTCTAATGTGCTTGGTAGTGCAGGAAAAGCGCCTGTCATTTGTAGTTGGAATGGTACTATATTATTTGCGTCATAACATCTCCATACAAATAAATCTTTAAAATAAGGTAAATCAAAAGTTGCTGTTTGAACAAGAGTGAAAATATTTAACTGTGTAGGTAGTGCACTGTATTTTAATTGATTTCCTTGTAATTCTATTTTCTCAATAAAAGTTGAGTTTCCACCACCTAAATCATAACCTGGATCGTCATAAGTGTAGTCTTCCCAACCTATAATTTCTTCTAAACCTAAATAAACAGCTTTCAAATCTACAACTGGAAAAGCAGAAGGAACTCTTTGTGGACCTGAGTATGGATTTTCGTATGCATAATCACCGACATTAACAGCGTAAATTTCTGAACCTTTTGAAATGTCCAACAAGCCACGTAAACCAGTTCTTTCATAGGAGTATCCGTCTAATTGAAATCCAGTAGTGTTGGTTATTTTTTTTCCAGCAGGAAATATCATTCTTCTATTTACATCTCCAGGTCTTTCGCCTATCCAATTATGTGGGCTACCAGATATATCCCCACTCGGATTAACTCCACTGTTAAAATAACCAGTATAACCAACCAAACAACCAGCATAAATACTGTTTTTATATATTTGTTTTTGAGCATAAGGTATTACGTCTTTAATAGTGCTTCCGCTAAAGGGATGATAATAAGGTAAGTTTTCTTCTCTCCAGTAAAGAAAATCATCTGCATTTCCATTTGGACCCATACTTAAAAAATCTTTAAAATCATTATGTTTTTCTACTTGCATGCCCCAAACTAATGTTTGCCCATTTTTTTCTTTGTACCAAGCTGAATAAACAAAAAGTGGCTTATGATCACCTTTTAAAACATTTGGCGCTACGTTAAAATCATCATTTATAATAACATTAACTGCACCAGCACAACCAGAATCATATTCGCCAGAGTAGACCATTTTATGACCCCTTGTGAAATCACTATGATAATGAGGATCATGACCATCTTTACCAACACCTTGAAACGCGCAGGGGTTCCCAAAACCTGAATAAATTGGGTGAGTTGCTCGATTATTATTGCTTGTCCTTAAATCTGGTTCTATTCTTCTATCTCTACTTAGATCTGGAAGATTGCCATCAGTGGTATAATAAGGCAAACCACTTTCAAATGTACACTTATAGGGATAGGGGAAAGTGGGTTCCCTTATGGATTGCTGTATAATAGACATTCTTGCACCAATATTAAATCTTGGATTTTCAAGGGGATGATAAGAGTCCCATTTAGTGACTGTTGTGTCTTGCGCCCCAACTTCATAAACCTTAATCCCAGTTATAAAAATAAGTTCATCAGAATTATTGTTAAGACTTTTAAATCTAATACTCCTAGCGCCTCCTAAATTTAATGGAAAATCTTGGACAAATGTATGGGAATTTGCTGTTACTTTTGGGCGAAAAACTGTAGATGAAGCTTTGTTAGAATAACCCAAATCAAAAGTAGCGTCAGCCTGTTCAAGAGTTACCTCAAATTTTGATATATTATTTGTTGTGGGCATTGGAACTCTTAAACTAGAATTATTGTTAGTTGTATTATGTACTGGAGCACCCACTTCTGAATTCGGGCTGTGTGTAGAGTCCTGATAACTACCAGTGAAAACACCAAGGCCTCCGTAGAAAAATTCCACTCTTAAAGTTGTACCTTGAGATGCAGTGTAATCGGAAGCGCCTACGCCCGAGCTAAAACCTATGACATGCTCACCATATCCACCAGCACTATCTATGTAGTAAAAACCAACATTAGAACGACCATTATTTGCAGTTCCTGTAGGGAAAGGTCCTTGTTTTGCATTGTTTGGCGTATATGATGAAATACCTGCTTGAAAAAATTCAAAATTATTATTAGTTCTAACAAATTTGTTAGCTGCTATATTTATATTGTTTTCTAAGCCCTCTTCGTATGTTACTTGATTACAGCATGGAGATATACCCACAACATCTGTGTATATTCTTGGTTGAAATGGGAAAGCTAATCTAACCCATTCATCTGTTAATGGGGGTAATTTTCTAAATGAGTAACCCACTGTAGCTGCATTAAAAGCATTACCATACTGTTTTATAAGATTAGCATAATCCCCAGCTTTTCTCAAAATACCAAACGCGTTTCTTCCCGCTAGTGTAATTTGACCTTGAGGATCGGGTGTATTAATAGTCGCATCATTTAGGCTTGGATTGGTAGGATGATCATTAAAATTTTGAGATGTATAAAGATTTCTTTCTGTATAATCGTATACTCTAGGGCTCGAGCCATCTGCCCACAAACGTCGATCCATACTTTCTATAAAAACATAACCATAAGTTTTGGGGACAGACATAGTAGCAACAGTCGTATTACCAAATGGATCAACCTCACTATTGGGAATATCGTATTTGTTCATTGCATTTAGCTCTGGAACAGCTCCCTTAACTTCTTGGGCGTGAATCATACCAGTGTCGCAAGTAAATCTACAATCATAACCCTCATTCATATGAGTGCCTCTTCCGTCATTTATATTTGTTATGTTGTTTATTGTTCCGTCAAATTTTATATCTGCGGATACATGACTTGGGAAATGTTTTTCAGCATAAGCTTTTTTCTGAGCGTTAGTAAGTGAATGGGGGTTTTGGGCGGCAGCAGCAGTGGTAACGCCACCTGGAACAACAAATTGAAGGTCCATGCAACTGTGAGCAAAAAAGGATCTTTTTTCTTTACATCTGGCGCCTATTTCAATTTCATGAGTCCAAGGCGTTTTTGTGTAATAATTATCAACAGAAAGATCTCCTGGATGAGGATCTCCAACTGCATATTTACCCTCTCCAGATTTTAACACAAACATATGACCCATTTCAAAATGAGTTAAACCTCCTTTTTCTATCCTAAAATCTGGCATACTTAATAATCAAATTCAATAAGGGTATTTCCAAATTGATCTTTATCTAAAACTTTTACATTAAAAACTTTTTTTAAAAATTTTAAATATTTATCAAATTTTTCCCTTTCTCCCAAAACTGCATACACTTTCCTATCATTCCTTATTATATCTATTACACTTTCTAAACATCTTTTCATTTCTAAGCAAAATCTATATTTTGTTTTTTTGCATATTAGCTGTAATTCTAAAACTTCACTTCTAACAGAAAATACACCCTCTGAAAAGTATATGAAACCAACCATATCTTGTGTTTCTGTATCTATTACAACGTACTTATAACGACATCTTTTTGTAAATGTCATAAATTCTGTTATCCAATAAGTGTGTTTCATCATGTCACTAACGCCTTTAACTGGATTATCCCAATCCGACATTTTATTAACTAATTGAAATTCTAAAAATATTTTAAATACTTCATTAAAATCTGAAGAATCAAATTCTCTATAATCGAGTTTGTTGATTTTAGTATATTTTTTCATATTTCGGTGTAATATACTACATGGCGAAGGGAATAAATCAACAATTTAAACAGGCTATTTTTGATGTAGAGCCAACAGCGTTATTGGAGCTATATACCCTTTATTATGATTATCAGAATGATTCTCAAGCGCAAATAAACTTCCACGGTGGAATGAATGGCGTAGATGATAAAATTATATTCGATGGCCAAGAATACCTGCCAATACCAGTTGAAACCGAGGGATTTGATTTACTTGGCGACCAAAGACTACCTAGGCCTAAACTAAGAGTTTCAAATGCAGGTATGTACATTTCCTCATTATTGAGAAAATATAATAATTTAAACAACGCTAAATTAGTCAGAAAAAGAACATACGCCAAATTTATAGATGATGTAAATTTCCCAAATAACGAAAATCCCTGGGGTACTGCTAACCCAAATGCCAAAATGCCAGATGATAAATATTTTATTTCTAGAAAAACTACGGAAAATAAAGTTTTGGTTGAATTTGAATTAGTTACAAGTTTGGAGCTAGAGAATATAGATATACCAGGTAGAAGAATAGCTGCTAGATATTGCCCATGGATATATAGAGGTTATGGATGTAGATATGGTTATAAATCAACGACTGATAGACCTATTGCAAACATTGACGACAATTTATTTGTTACAGGGTCTGCAACTAAATGGAATTTAAATGAGGAAGCTTTAGGAGCAGGAGTTAAATTCACAAGTGATAAGAGCACTGTATCTAGTTGTTTTAATTCTAGAGGTCTATGGAAATCAACTGCTGGAACTTATAATAAAGGCGATTATGTTTTTACGATCAGTGAAAGAGCTTTAGCTGGCCAAGGCTTAACAGCGAACTACTATCAACAGCATCCAGTATTTTATTTGTGCATTTCTGATCATACTGCAAGTAACGACAATCATCCACAAAAAGCACCAACCAAATGGAAGAAAGATGTTTGTTCTAAAAAACTGGGCGCTTGTAAATTTAGGTTTGCCAATGATGACTGGAGCACCGATGCTTTAAATGCGGGACAAGCTTTACCTTATGGAGGGTTCCCTGGAACAGAAAAATATGGATACTAAAATAAATTTAAAAGAAGAAATAATAGCTGACTGCGCAAAAGATACAACAAATGAAGTTTGTGGGTTTATTTTTGAGGATGATAACCAATTAAAAATGAGATCAGTTAAAAATAGATCTTTAAATCCAGATAAAGAATTTTATATACCTTCAAAAGATTTCCTGTTCTTTAAGAAAAAATACAATCTTGTTGGAATTTATCATTCACATACAAGAGGAACTGAAAAACCATCAGAATATGATGAAAAAACTTCAGATTTAATCTGTTATCCATTTATTATCTATTCGTTAAAAAAAGATAAATTCCACGTGCACGTGCCAGAAGTTAGCGATGCAGATCCAAAACATTTAGAGGAGTTGAAAGAAGTTTTAAAATGACTGAAATAATTTTACATGGAGACTTAGGAAAAAAGTTTGGTAAAAAACATAAATTTTCAAATATCAAAAAAGCTATTGATGCAGTTAAAGCTGTAGATTGCATTAAGGAGGGTTTTAAAGTGCATATAATGAACCAAGCTAGTGATGGAGTTTTTTATGAAATTTTTGTAGATGAAGAAAAACAGAAAAAAAGTGGAGAAGTATTTAAAAATAAAAAAATAAATAAAATAGAAATAGCTCCAATGATAGCAGGAAAAGGAAGTTATGCAGGCGGTACATTTTTATCAAGTTTGGCATTAAATTCTGCTATAGCTTTACACGGCATATCAAAACTAGCAACAGTAGATGAAGAATTTGCTGGCACTGCCACGTTAGATATAGGAGGTAAATCATTCTCAATGATGTCTCCAGGAAATGCTACGCAACAAGGAGAGGTGGTTCCAATCGGGTATGGTTATTTGAGAGTTGGAAGTAAAGTTGTTGGAGTTAGTCAAAAAAATTACGATTCAACGTTTGGCGCTCAATTTGATCCAGATATTAATTATGGATCTGATGATGAGAATGTAGTTAATTTCGGTTACGGACAAAATTACGATGATGCGGCCACGGATTACACAAGAGAAGAAGACAGTGGAGGAGGAGGTTACTGATGAAAACTAAAATAATATTACATGGAAAAATAGCTAAAATTTATGGAAGCGAATTTGAATTCGCTAATATAAATAAACCAAGTGATGCTTTAGATGCTATAGAAATGTTGTTTCCAGGTTTCAAAAAGTACATAACAAATCAGGCTACAAAAAATGGAATGTGTTATGAAATGATTGCGAATGATGATCAAATAGTTTCGTGTGGAAATCTAAAAGAAAATTCAGAAGAATTTATTAAAACAATAGACATTGCTCCATCGATTTATGGGCAGAAAAAAGTTTGGGAGAAATTTAAGGAAATTGTTGTTGGCGTTATTTTGATAGTTGCCGCTATTGTTTTTGCGCCCGCTTTACCTGTTTGGGCGGTTGCAGCAATGGGTGCCTTGGGTGTTGGTTTAATTATAACTGGAATTGTATACTTAACTACATCGATACCAGAAACAGAACCTTTTGCTGGAAAAGTTGAAGAAATGATGCAAGAAGTTGGTATTAGTAACCTTTCTTACGCTTTTTCTTCACCAGTGAATATGACTAGACAAGGTCAACCTGTCGGTCTTGGTTATGGAACTTTGAGAATAGGCTCATCTGTTGTACAATCTACGTTAACATCTTTTGATTTGGAAAATGATAGACAGCCAGGTAATTCTGAAATTTCAAGATCTAATGCATTATTAAAGATACAAGAAGTTTTTGGAAATTCTTCATTTAATTTATTTTCTAATTACTAATGAAAGAGTATTATAGAAAGAAAGCACTTGAGCGTAATATTTTAGGTCAAGATATTTTTGCGTTTCAAACGCAAGCTCAAGCAGATACTTTTTCTGACCAACTAAGTGTAAGACTATCTGTAGTTCAAAAAGGTTTGGGGTTAAGATATCGAGGATTAAATCCACCACAAACAACAATAGGAAACAAATCACACTCTGAAGTCACGCTTTTAGATTTAATTTCAGAAGGGCCAGTAGAAGGTTTTGTAAATACATTTGGCCTCTCTACTAATGATCCAATGGAAGCTACTTATTTTGATAATACTGTAGTTAAAACGTTTGATGAAGAACCGCAATTTGAAGTTACTTCAATAAATAATTCAAGAAATTTTCTAGTTGATGCAATCAAACCTGTATCATATTCGGAAACAAGGCCAGTTAATCAAAATTTTGATGATTTAAATTTGACCGCTGGAGATAGTTTTATTTTAACTTCCAATCTTTATAGTAGTTTAAATGGAAAGTATGTTTTGACAAATGAAGGCAATTGGCAATTAGAATCTACGATTGGTTTGCCTCTTACTGATCGAATAGCATTTTATAGAATTCAAAGGACTGTAGAAGACGCTGCAGGAAATTCTGTACAGAGATTGGTTTGGGTTATGGACACAGATATTGGTGTTGGCAACGAATATACGAAGTCAACTGTAGCGTTTCCATGGCAAATTCCAAATACCGCTTTTTACTTACCAACAGCTTTTAATCCAGATTTTGTATATACACAAATTATAAGAAGGTCAGAACAGGCTGGAGAACGATTAATAGATGAAGGACAAAAAGGTTTTGGAGATGTAATTTATAGTTATAATTTACCTCAATCTGGAGCTTTAGTAAAATTATTTAACACTAAAATGGGTAAGCTCTCTCATTGTCGAAGAACAAATACTATTAAACCATTTCATGTTGGTGGAGCTTATGCGTCTAGTGTGAAAATAAATGCGCAACATGCTAGTTACATCAAAAATTATATGAATAACACATCGAGGGCTTACACCACTCACACTTCTACATTTCAAAGAGGTATGTTAAATTTTGTTGGTACAGATGCTGAGATAGAGGAGCAAATAATTGATATAGAACCTTCAATTACTTTAACAAATGCTGATTTAAAAGGTGATAGTTTTGTTACGGGAAGTACTGGATACAAAGATTTTATGATTAGTGGTATAAACGATACCATAAATATTATTACTGGGTTTTATAGGCCGAAAATACAAATAGCGGGGACTGCAGACGCCCTTCCAGTAAATTCAACCGCTACACAAGGTTATGGACCAAGACTTGCTCATTGGTTTGAGTATGGACAGGACTTAAATATAGTAGCTGCAGCTTCAGCATATTATAAGGAAGGTGGTTATACGTATACCCCATATATTTTAGAAACCGAAGATTGGAAAAAAAATGTAGTTGATAAAAATAATATCAAATTTCTTTTATCCTCAATGGCGGGCTATAATGTATACACACATCAGGTTGGAGTAAATTATTATGTCAATGCAAGGACGCAATACATTCCAAGAGATATACCCACAGCTTTTAGGGGTACAAATTCTGCAGATTTAGATACTGTTAAAACCCTTGGGTATAAGAGTCCTGTTTATTTAATGCTATCAATATATTCTCAAGATAGTTTTTACAATCAATCTAATACGTGGCAAGGATTTGCTAACGGTCTTAAAGCAAACACAAAAAATACATTAGATGGCAACACTCCTAGAAAATATAGAGGAAATATTATTCATGGATTAGGTATAGGCAACAGTTTTGGAACTTTGACATCGGTTTGGACATCAAGATCGACATTATTTAGAACTTTTGGACCAGCAGAACAATTGGCGCCTCAATATGAATACAATCAATACATAAATGTATACGAAAACTGTTTACCTTACTTAAAAGCTACTAGTAGCGAAACAACATTTGCAGAGCAATATCCTGGCCACGTAAACCCACTAAAGGTCGTACATAGCTTTGTTGCTGGTAGTAATGTACCTGCTGGAATAAGAGAGCCTTTCATAAAAAAATTAGAAAACCTTAAATCTATTATCACTGGAAAATCTTATCAAGAAAATATAAAAGATGAAGCTTTAAATGATATGGGTTATTTAATATTTAGAGGTGATTTATTTAATTTTGATAGCACTGTTGATGTAACTTCGAGTGAAGGATTTACACCACAATCAGTTATATATAACAATCTTACAGATAGTGATGGTAATGTAACAGCATACACAACACCCCCTGATCTTCAATATAAAAATACTCCTAGAAGTCGACTTTATTTAAAGTCAAAACCACTTCTCACTTTAACTGATGAAGCTGTCATACCTCCCGCTTATTTAAATTTAGATTCTCCAAATTTTAGAACACCAAATCCAGGTATAACATTTGATCCGATGACTGGTCATAATTTTAATTTTGTTTTACCTTCATTAAAACCAATAATTAAATTTGATGATTATGCCGACTCAGAGATTAGTAGAGAATATTTATCTTACTACCCTTTTTATGGAAACAGACTAAGAGTAAATGGTGATGCTAGGACAGATGCTGATTATTATAGATCATCTTTTTTGAGAAAAAGAGGAGAATTTTTTACCTTTACTCAAACACGTAATGCAAACAGTTACACATTTCAAGCAACAGAGCCAACCGATACAATACCTTATGAAGTACAGCTGGCACTTGCTGCCATCACTAGAAATCCCTATTATATTTCAACTGAAACATCAAATTCAGTTGACTATAATTATAACTTAAGAAATATATCACAAACATCGCAGCCGCATGGTGTGCAAATTTACGATATGGATTCGAATAGATATGTAGGTTCATTTGCTTATCCTATTTATTTAGGACCAAATGGAGAAGCTAGAAAACCTAATGGTGAAGTGGATATGGACAAAGTTTTAGTGCAAGCTAATGATCCAGACAAAAATATTAAAATACTACAAGGTGTTAATGGAAATTATGATGTGATTGTTACAGACAGCTTTGGTTTCAAATATGGTAATGCTGCTAATCCATATGCAAGTCATACACCAGCTGTTATGAATGGAAAATATATAAATGTTTCAAGAAAAACAAGTTTAAGGGCGAAATATAATTTTGATAATTTATCAATTAAATATAGAGATGGATCAGAAACACAACTGCCGTTAGAAAGTGAAGTTTTAAATTCAGTAAGTATAAGTACACTGTTGCTCGGGCCAGTTGGAACTAATGAACAAATAAGAACTGATTTACAACAAACTGGGATACTTTCTGGTACGCTTTCTGTTGGAGCTTATCAAGGAAACCAAAGTAAACACTTTATAGATGGAGTTGATTTTACAAACCAAGAAAATCAACGAGCAGGTGCTGATGGCAATATAGTTAAACATATTATACATAATCCATATGTTTCTAAGATTCAAGTATGTTTTTTAATCAACGCTTTGAATAGAAATGTGGCAGAAGAGCTTAACCCATTTCAATTTCGAGCTGTAGAAACCAGTGAGTCCTTAGCTGTAAGAATAGAAATTGGTTTTGAAAATGTAAATTACACACCCATAATTCAGGACAAAACATATGTCGGTAGAGTTACAGACGGCTATAGTGTTGACACAGCTCCATATGATTTACCCAAATACAATGAAATTGTAAATCAATTTCCAGATTTAACAAAACAACAAGTGATTGAAAAATGCCCGCGTTATGTAAAGGTTAAAAAACTTAGTTACGAAACTGATTCTCCTTTTATACAAAAAAGTATTCGAGTGTCACACATGAATGAAATTGTTGAAGAAAAATTCACATATCCAAATTCATCAATAATAAAAATTAGATTCGATTCAAGAAATTATTCAAGTATACCAGTAAGAACTTACACTATGAGACTAAAAAAAGTTTTGGTGCCTTCAAACTATTTCCCATTACTAGATAACGGAAAAGATAAAAGGTTTTTAACTAACACTGAAAAAACAACAGTAGGTTTACAAAATATTTACAACGGAGATTGGGACGGAACATTTAAACAAGGGTGGACAGATAACCCAGCATGGATAATATATGATTTATTGATAAATAAAGTATATGGAATAGGTAATAGACTCGATTCAGTCGAAGATATAGATGTATTTAATTTATATAAAATTGCAAAATATTGTGATGCAGTCGATAACAATGGAAACTTTGTTGGTGTACCAGATGGTGAAAATGGTCTTGAACCAAGATTTTCTTGTAACGTTCTTTTTAATTCAAGTCAAAATCCATACAATATGATCAATGATGTAGCATCTGTTTTTAATGGTAAGTGTTACTGGGATGGAGAGGCTGTTAATTTTTATTGTGATAAACCAGAACCAGTTGCAGCTTTTTTCAACAATGAAAATGTAGAAGATGGATTATTCAATTATGAAGATACAGCTAATGTTTCACATTTTAATTTAATTAAAGTTGAATATAAAGATAAAAAAGATAAATTCATGTATAAAATTGCAAGCGTGTCCGATGAAGAAGCTTTAAGGTTAAATGGTCCAATTTCAACAACTATATCGGCACCAGGAGCTACTTCAAGAGGTCAAGCGTTAAGGAAGGCTAAATATGTTATGCTTTCTAATAAGTTAGAAACAGAAATAGTTAACTTTGCAACTGGCCCAGAAGCTTTAACTATGGGAATTGGAGATGTGATACAAATTAATGATGAAATAAAAGAATTTGAACCAGCTTTTGCTCAAGTTATAGAAATCGTAAACGACACAAACTTCAGAATAAGCAAAGATTTCGATTTAACAAAATGGAGCACTTCAAATCCGTTGTTTGTATACAACACAAATCAAACAGATAAAGGTTTAAAAGAAACTGTGGAATCTATAAAATTTGGTGAATCAAATTTTGGCCAGGTAGCTGAATCTCAATATAAAGTAAATATTGGTGATGAAGTTCCAGTCTTAATTATAACTGATCAAGGTGATCATTATTTGGTTACTCACTCTGCTACTTTTAATGCGAAAGATTTACATGTTGGTTCTTATGTTGGAACTAATTTAAATGATTCAGAACCATTAAAGTATAGAGTTTTGTCAATCGAACCAAAGGAATCAAACTTGTATGCTATAAGGGCAACAGAATACAGACAAGAAAAATATAATCTCATTGAAACTCAAGATGGTGATAATTTTGGTTTTGAAGATACGACCAAAAAGAATATAGGAGAGCCTTCGCATGTGGTGAAGACAGCAACCGAACCAGATTCTTTTACAACTAATCTTGTACAAAATAGCGCAGGAATTAGAGATTTGGAAGTTGATATAGTTGGTAGTTTGTCTGGAACAGAGACGCATTATATTGTACAACTTATTTCTAAATCTCCAATTAGTGTTAGAGAAAAGAAAGTTTTAAAGGGTTCCATATCAAACTCAAAGTATAGGTCGTCATTTACTTTTAGAAATATAGAAAGTTATGGTGATTATGAAGTAACGGTAAAATCAATTATTGAGTAATATGTTAAGAAAAACAATATCTATTAAACCAAATTTGATGGAAAAATTATCTTTTTCAAATTTAATATCTGTCGACGCTTGGATTGTACAAAGTTCAAATTTTAGAGTATGTGAGGTTTCGATGCAAGATTATTGTACCTTGAGTTTTAACTTTTTAGTAAATAAAGCCGCAAATTACGACAAATTTCAAGAAAAAAATAAAGATTTGTGTTTAGATTTTCAATTTTTTGATACTGACTTTAAGGAGTTGCATCACGAAATACTTGATGATAATACCTTAGAATTGAACCTAAAAAAGGAACAAATTCAAAATATTTTTAAAAAAAATATAAAAAATTTTGGAATACATGTTTTTTTGAAAATAAGAGGTATTATCAAAGATCATATGAAAATAAAAGTCAAAATGTGTAAATAGTAATATGGCGGATCGTAAGGAATATTATAAAACCAAATTGGGCAAAGAAATACCTATTTTAGGTCATGTTGGATTGAAACCGCCAGCAAGAACTGAAAATTTACAGTCTTCCCAATCTGTTTCTGTAATCGATCTAATAAGCGAGGGTCCAATTGACGGATTAGTAACTTTAGATGGTAGGAGAGCTAAAGATTATAAATTTTTAGAAGCGATATATTTAGACGATGTACCTATAAAAGAAATAAATACTGGAGATCTGCGTAACACAGACGGAACCATATCTAGTGTGCATCAAAAATTTTTGCCCCACTCAAATATACAAAATATACACGAACTTACGTCAACAAATATAAGAACAGCTCTCAATCAAATAAGAACTAATTTGGGTAATGCAGTAACAACTTCTACTGTTGGGCATCCTGGTAATGATACTTTATATGCAAGTAAACAATCTGAAATTGATACAGTATTAACAGAATTAGAAAATTACATAGATTCAAATCCACAAACAAAGAATTTTGGTTTTATACAATTTACAACAGAAAATCTTTTTGATGAAAATGATGGACACTTTTTTAGAAGAGAAGTTAATGGATCATTGAGTACGATCACAAGTTTAATATCTTTTGATACATATTTTCATAATGGTATTGAAGAAAGAAGTATAGAACTAGAAAATGGTGATACAATTAACGTACCTAAGAGTTTATTTTTTGTTGTGCCAAAATTTAATTCTGCGACAAATTATAATAACATCGCAAATTCTGGTTCATTAACTGGTAATCAAGCAGGAAATAAATATAGAATAAGTGACTTTGTTGGTGGTGGTGTTATGTTTTTCTATATAGGAAATAACACTAGATTAAACGGGAGCGCTTTTGACACTGGTAAATTTTTTGTACCACTTGGCGACTCTAGTTTTAACACAAAAATTCAAAATGGTATTGATGGAGGTTATGATGTTTTTACTCGATCTGGCACTGCTGGTAGATTAGCTATACACAGAGCCAGTAAAAATCAAAAAGATCCAGAAATAGGTAAAATTAACGAAGCTCCAATTAAAATTGCATTCAACAATGACATTGAAGGTACATATAATTATAATAATATAGATTTTGATTTTAGAAATGGTTACGAAGAACAGGCCCCTTTAAACTTAAATCAAAGTAGAGATATAAGTTACTCAAGAAGATTATTGGGCTCTTTTAATGCCGATTTAAACAAAGACATAAGAGGGTTAGGTGATTTTGCTGATTGGAACGCTAATAAACCAAGGAATCACAATACTTATAGTTTAACTCATGCTGTAGATGATTGGAATGTTGAATCAGTTTCAGTGACAATTTCAATAAATAGTTTATTTGATACGGTGGCTGATGGAGACGATGCTGGAAGGAGAATTGAAAATGATGTTGGATTTCGAATCGAAACAAAATATGAAACCGTAGATAATTTAGTAGATAATATTAGTACTAATTATATTGGTGGCATAGAGATTAGTGTTTTGGAACAACAATATCCATTTATAGAAATACTTGATGCTCTTATAGTTCAAGTTTCGCCTGAAACTGATCCAAATCATGCAGATTATTTAACAATTTCTGGTTTTAGACATCCTACTCATAAAGAGTCTGATGATATTTTAAGAGGCACGGATGTACAAATGCCAACACAAGTTAGTTACTTTAAAAACCAGCCTAGTTCTTTTTTTGCATTTAGGCCACCAGATGGATCTGGTCCAATTACCGATCACCATACAACCAGTCAACCCGTTGAAGGGGATATAACTTGGATGTCTGATCAAAATAATCCTATGTATAAAATAACCATAGGTCAAGTGGATTTAGCAGAAGGTACAGCAGGGAGTATAGCTTATAATGGAGTAGGTGAAAGAGCTATTTTTTTACAAGACGTAAGTACTCGACAATATCATCTTGTTGGTAAAGGCAACTCTTTAAAGCCGTTCGGTATTGCATCCGACTCTCATGTAGGAGCTAGATTTTTATCAATAGTTGAATGGAGATATAGGGATTACGGAGAAGGTCCAGCTGGTCAAGATACTGTTGATGCTGGTGTGTATAGGCCCAAAGACGAGTCCCTTATTGCTGGTAGAGTTAGACAGAGATATGATAATAGAGCGCAAGCTAATTTTGGAACAAAATTGGGAGGCATGCAAGATGTAACCTATGGAAATATTTTTCAATTTGAGGCTTTCTCTTTGAGCACGAGAGGGAGTGATTTACAAGATTTATATAGTGTTGTACCAGAAACTGATACCACAAAAAAAATATTTCAAAATTATGCTAAGCAAGATAGGAGTAATGGCGATGGTACAAGTACGCTTATTGAATATCCTTCTGATTCACGAACCGCTAAAAGTATTACAACCTTGATATATCAGCAAAATGTAAGTATTTTAGCTGGGGGGTACGCCAACTTTATAGAGGCGGTTGCAGCGGGAGAACATGGTATTAGTAATGGATTATTGTTTGGCGTAACAAAAGAAGTAAATGCAAGACCTGAAGATGGTTGGTTTATTAGCGATCCAATTGTTAGTATAAATCCAGGATCTTTGGACGTCAGCAGGTTTATAACTAGATATGCAAATTTAAGAGAAGCTTTAGAAGCTGGAATAACATTACAGCAGTATATTTTAGAAAACTTTAGTAGAAGTAGAACTTTTTCTTTCAGGGGAATTTCCACTTCCGCATACAATAAGACTATAAACATTACTATACCACAAAATAAACAATTAAAGAATTTTACTTTAGACTCAAATAGCATTCTTGGATTAGAGGATAATTTAATAACCGAATTTAATTTAGGCAATAAGGGAGACAAATTATTTCCTGGAGATAGTTGGAAAAATTTAAAACGATTGGTAACTATAAGTAAAACTACAAGAGAAACAGATTCTGTCTTAAAAAGTGATGTTTGTTATTTAAATTATGTAACGGAGAAATTAAATGATGATTATACTTATCCTTTGTCTGCTTTATCTAAATGTATTTTTGATGCAAGGGCATTTAATTCTCTACCATCTAGAAGTTTCCAATGTAGATTGAAAAAGGTTTTAGTGCCAACTAATTATTCTCCTCTTAGGGGTGATGGGTCTGACAAAAGAATAGTTGATAATGCTAACGCTTATGGAAGAAGAAATATATTTAAATTTAAGGGTGGGCAATTTATACAGGTACCTAACAAAGTAATCATTGGTACAGACAATTGTGAATTTTCTTTAAAAACTAAATTTAATAATAGTGTTTTAACTACTAATGGAATTAGAGTTTACTTAAGTGCGACCTCTTCAAATACAAAAAGAATTGAAATATCATACACTCAAGCTACGAAACAATTCAGATTGATATATCATGGATTAGGCAGTATAAATTTTGATTCTATAGCTAACAGAATTACTGATTTAGGTAATGTTTACGAAATTAAAATGAAGGTTACCCAATCTCATATTATTGGAGAGTTAAATGTTTATGATTCATCAGGTCAACTTATAGAGAGTAAAAATTCAGATGCAGAAAATAATAAAGTAGCAATAGCATCAAGATCTGGAAGAGCTATGAACATGGACAACACATCTAATAATTTTGTTGAAATAGGTTCTATAAGGGGTGGTACAAACAAGGTGCAAAACGGTGTTATGATTGCCGACGTAAAAATCAAAAAAAATAATCAATTGTTACATCATTACGATGGTACAGTTATTGAATCAACAACAAACAACTATGTATTTAGAGATAGGTTTGCGGGAGCACATGGAGTATTTAAAGGCACCACTATAGACCCTTCAAATTCAAGTAATTTAGTAACTGATGCTTCATTTGCTTTTGGCAAAAATAGAGAGCAAGTATACATAGGTGAGTGGGATGGAAATTTTAAATTAGCTTGGACTGACAATCCAGCATGGATACTCTACGACTTAATGGTCAATCCGATATATGGAATTGGTAATAGATTAGATGACAGACAGGATATAAATATATTTAAATTATATGATTCAGCTAGATATGCTGATACTGTTGATGACGAAGGATTTTTTGACGGTGTCCCAGATTCTCAAGGTGGATTAGAACCTAGATTTGCGGCTAACTTAATGCTTACCAATTCACAAAATGCATATAATGTTTTATCTAACATAGCTAGTATTTTTAGAGGCATGTCATATTGGGATGGAGCTTCTTTAACATTTGCTGTTGATAAACCTAAAGAAATAAATGGTTTCTTTAATAACAGTAACGTGTTTGATGGGATATTTAATTATGGAGATATTTTAGCTAACGCGAGATTTAATCGTGTCGAAGTTACATATGCAGATGCAAAAGATAATTACAATCAAAAAATTGAATACATTGAAGATGAGGAATCGATTAGAAACCATGGAATTATAATACATAAATCTAATGGTATTGGTTGCACATCAAAATCTCAAGCCAAACGTTTAGGAAAATATTTATTGTTAAGTAATAAATTAGAAACTGAAATGGTGACATTTCAAGCTGGAGTTGAATCTACATTTTTAACACCAGGAGATATCGTAAGAATTGATGACGATTTAAAGAACTTTGAAATTAATCACGGAAACATACTAGAAATAGAAACTGGAGATGGCACACAAGCTGTAACACCATATTTTGACATACCTAATTCGGTAAATATTGAATCAATAAAAACAGACAAAAGGGCAACTGAAGGAGAAACTCTATTTACAGCAACAGTTGAAGATATTGGAAATATATACGCTTACAATAACAAAGAGCAAAATGAGATCAAAAATCTTTACGATGTTTACAATCATAATTTTCTTGAAAGTTTTGGTTCAGAACAAAACAAATATGATGGTGTTGTTCCTATAGATGAAATGAGAAATTTGGAAACAAAACAAGTTACTGAATTTAAGATTAGTGGTGTAAAAGAATTTCCTAGAGACCATTTTTTAAGAGTTTATTTAGATTTAAATAATGATATCACTGGAGTACCACATGGGTCAACCTTTAGTGTTGAATTAAAAAATAATGTAAATGAGTTTTATAAAATTATAAATATTTCACCAGTAGAAGACAATTTGTATGAAATTAGTGCGTTACAGTATAATTCTGGTAAATTTGATACAATAGAATCAAACGATTTAGACACAGCTGAAACAAAATATAATATTGGTATTATGGATCATCAAGTAAATAGACCATTAGCACCAAATACAGTTACTGAAACCTTAACTTTACAATCAAATGGTTCTTATACATTAGCTGGTACAATATTCGGTAATCCATCTAGTAACGAAACAAAATACAGAGTCACAGCGATTAACGAAACGATTTCTGGGCCATATTACCAAAAAGAATTTAGAAAGACTGATTTCAGTAGTCACCAAACTGCTTATTCTATTAAAAATTTAAATGCTGGAACATACAAGGTAGAAGTTAATTCATTAAAAAATCCAGAATCTTCAGAATCTGTTGTATTAAAAGTTGACGTACCTTTTGCTAACATTACTTATATAAAAGATATAATTAAAAATATAGACTTAACTAATTCCTTAGATAAAACATATGAAAGAAAAAACGGAATGGGTGTAGGTAGTGGCGTATCTCCAAATAAAACTTTAGAATTTGAATTTGATATAAGAAATAAATATGATATTCCAATAGATTTAGAAACTAGTGAATCTTACCTAGATATATTTATCAGAGTATCTGAGAATGATTTTGTAGCGATAGAGCAAAACTATAAATCAAATAAATACACCTATAGTAAGTTTAGCGCCAAAAATATGTTTATAGATTCTGATGAGGTTGAATTACACTTTCACCTAACGTCTGAAGATTTTAGAGACACTGCCACTTACAAAGGTAAGTTATCAGATTAATTTAAGTAGTTTTCTACATTCTTTAGCTGGAATGTCTTTGAACTTTGTCCAAGACTTAACCTGCTCTGCATCACCTTCATACTTTTTATCTAAGTATAAAGCACGCAACCAGTCTTTAAAGCCGTCAAAATTACTAACACCTAACTTATCCTTAAGATTCTTAGCTAAGATGCCTTGAGGGCTAATATCGGTTGATTCTGTAGGTGTTTCGATTGGAGCTTTATCTTTAGAGCTATCTATTTCATCAGCACCAACAATATGGATATTTAGAAAATTACGAACACAACGAATAAACGCACGATTTTCAGCAATACATTCTAAAAATTTTGCCGCAAAACCATTTGTATTATTTGTTGTTGCATTGGCAATAGAAGCGAAAGTTTGTGTTCCGTTACTTTCGTAATTTTCAAGCCAATTAATCATACATTGAACAACAACTCTACTGTCCGAAGATTCTGTAACGTCATAAGTTACGTTATGAAATCCACGAAGTTTAGCTAACTCTTTAATTCCACTCAACTTTATTAAAAGTTGGCCATCATCAAGACCTTCTATAGAACTTGGAACTGGCATTTTTCTACGCTCAAACCAATCTCTATTTGGATAAAGATGCTCTGGTGTAATCATGGCTCTCCAATTTACAGAACCATCGTCATTAAAAACATAATCAACTGACTCTAGAAGACCATGTTCGTTTCTTTTAAATTTTTCTGGACTACTCATATAAATATAAATTTTGTATTTCTTCTTGTGAGTCTTTATTTAATACAAAATTATTAGAATTGTCAAGCATTTTTGCGTTAAAAATCGTATCATACACATTATTTTTTGAAAAAACAATTTTATTTGATGCGTACTTTGTCTTATCGGTAACTAATGATTTTAAATCTGGTAAGTTTTCTAAATAGACGTCAAAATCAAAATACTTTAATCTTAAATCGCTAATAATATCTTTGTTCTTTGTTATTAAAACAACACTGATATTTATATTTTTTAAATTTTTTAAAAATTCAGACACATCATTTTCTAAGGATTCTATTCTGTAAACAAGTTTTTTAATATTGTTTTTGAATTGCGAAAACTTATCTAAATCTAAAACTTGATTAGTAACTATTCCGCAAGGGCCTAGGCTAGACCATTCAACCATATAGTCTTCGTCAAAGTGCACATCTCCTCTGATCGTTATTGGTTGGTTGATTTGTTTGTTAGGAACCCCAAAGAAATTAGGTATCACTTCAAATTGATCTTTATTAAATGAATCTCCGCAATAAATAGTTTTAAATAAAACTCTGTCATCAAGATTTAATTTTTCAAAGACAAGGTTGACTACATCTTCTGGCTTAATTGTGTTAATTAGTTTTTGTGGATCTTGATGTGAAAAACATGGTTTGATTTTGGAAAAATCTGGACATATTAAATGACAGTTTTTGTTATCTGGGACCGTGCTTTTATAGGCATTAGCTAATAAACATACAGATGGAACGTCGTAAGTATTAGCTACTTCCGTATAATGTGAATACGAACCTAGTAGCAGCTTTGCATTTTTTATTAAATAATTTTTTTGCTTTGCTGTAATTCCATCTTTTTCTGTATAAGATATTTGAATTGCTTCAATATTGTGTGCTTTCAACCTATCCAATAAAAGTTTATTCACCATATGCCAGTTAACGTATTGTTGTGACTCTGACATATTATCATACGAAAGGACAATATAATCCTTTGATAATACTGGAAAAAAATGTTCGGTTAATTTTGGTTTGCTAATTTTAGCCCCCAAATTTCTGGAATAAACTTCTGCTATATTTGACATGGTGAATATGTGTTTTTATCTTTACCGTTATGTATATAGTTTTGAACCCTCTGTGTCAAGTGATGTGGGAAAAAAGCCATATCAAAATAACCTTTGTGAGTAGAGTATCCTTCTAAAAATAGAGGGTCATCTATTTCTGGAGAATATGGTAAAACTTTATAAACTGCTGGATTATCTTCTATATAAGCCGCAAAATTTAAATTCGTAAATACATAAATCGAATAGTCTTCGTATATTTTTTTAAACTCTTCTAGGGTTGAATTAACATAAATAATATCTAATTCTCCACCAGGAATCACTACTGCAATAGATTTTTCTGTATCTATATGATCATCTAATGTTTTTTGAGCATTGGCTTCTTTGTCCCAATCATACTCATAATCAACGTCTGGCATGTTATCGATTATGTCTTCTAGTTTTTTGCCTATAACATCTATTGAATAATTATCTATTGTGAATTGTCTGGCTTTTTTACCTAATTCGTATTTCTTATGTTGTTTCATTTGCCAAACTTTTTTTAGTTGTTTAGCAATACTTGATGCATAAGTCGAGGCTTTGATGAACTGAGTTCCTGGCTCTCGATATTCAGCCCACTCTAATGGTAGACCACCGCTCTCTGGTGTGCAAGAGTCTTCACCACAAGAGTAATTGGTAACTAATGTAATTAGTTCGGTCAACTTTGCTTCAAAGATGGGTATTTCCATGCCTCCGCTTGTAAATGGGTGACAATAAACATCCATTAAGTTATAAATTTCATTAAGTTGTTTTTCGTTAACACCGTGCTGAATATTAGTTGTATTTAACGATTTTTGCGCCCCACATACTGGACAATCAATACCTTGACCTTGAAATTCAGCAATAGAATAAAAACCACAGTTTTTACAACAATATGTAGTTAAGATGTCTGAATTATTTATCCCTTTTTCTTTAATTAATCTTGGTATATCCCATCCTTCTGACCAATTGGTATGTAACAATAATTTGGCTTTAGGGCAATCCTTTTTAAATGCTTTAAAACCATCTAATAAATTAGGCACGCTTTTTCTTAATTGATTTCTAAAAACAAAACCAATAATAAACTCATCAGATAAATTAAAACTTTGTCTTAAATTGTGTCTTTCTATATCAGATAATTTATAAAAATCTTCTGTATTTATGCTACCATGAAGTGTTCCCACATGATCGTGTCCCATAGCTTTTAAGTCTTTTTCAGCAAAAGAGGACCAAGCAAAGAAATTTTTTGTTTTGGGCGCAGCTTCTATAGCTTGAGGTAGAATAGGTTGACTATCTAATGTAGTCCAAATCATGTGGTTGATTTTGTTCCACCAAGGTTTATCCCAAAAACCCGAAAAACCCCAAATGTCTTCTACTCCTATATAAACATCTGGTTTATATTCTTTAATTGCTAAATCTATCATCTCTGCTCCATAACCTGCAGCTCTACCACGATCTGGATTTGCATTTAATTGTTGTATAACACTTGGATTATTGGGTAAAGAACCTTGACAAGTCCAAGGTTTATTCATCCTATTTGGGTCGCCCCAAGGCATTCCGTTAGCAAATTCTACTAGTTTATATTTGCCAGTTTTCTGCAAATATCTGAGCATGTTTTTACAGTGTTTGCCAAAACCTGTAAATGCTTTAGAATTGTTTGAATGATAAAGTACGGTTTTCATTAACCTTCGTAATCAAATAATTTAGTTAAGTATAACTCCAGTAAGGTTTTTAAAGTTCTAGCTTCACCCTTTTCGATACCTATACCAAATTTTAAAGCAGAGTTTTTGATAACTCCAAAAGACCAAGCTTCAACACCATTTGGTTTTGTATATGGTTTAAATGACATTGTTGTTTTGTCGTCATTGTATGTATGATACGCTGACCAGTCTGTATATTTTTCAATAGCGTCAATAATTGCGCCAACTTCATTCTCATTGATTTTACAATAAATATTTTTTTCTGGGTCTTTAGCATTAGCACTAAAAGATCCTGTTTTCTTATTTGAGTTCCAACTAGCTTGCTTAATCGCTTGAATTAAAAATGTTGGCTTTGATGGATTGCCTTCTTTATCTTTTGTGATGATTTTAAAAGAAAAAGCGCAACCTGTTGATTTGGCGTTTGGTTTGTATAAATTATATTGCATTTGGGATTATTATACCACACAAAGTGTAAAATTCTATAGTTAATTTAATATATTTTATATGCCTTATCTAACTCATAATTTACCAACATTTACATGTTTTATTAGGAACGAATATTTATATAATCACAAAAAAGGACATAAAGAATATACAATGTGTGACGTGCACTCTGTCACGTCAATGGAAAAAAGAGTTCCTTTATTTGAGTGTTATTTAGATAATGGAGTAAATTGGACAAGAAGACCAATTACAGCCTTATGTTGGAAAGAATGTGACCCAGTGCCGTTAGAAGAAGCTATGTATTGGGACTGTTTTTCACCCTATGTTGATGTAGGGGTAAGATCTAGACTCAAAGGTCTTAGAGGCGTCCTTATAACCCCTTCAAACAAAAGAGAATGGGGAGAATATATGTTTACAATAGATTGGGGTTGGGAAAACAAAGCAATTTTAGATACAAATTTTTCTGAACACCCAGAACACAAATGCGCTCATATGTTTAAAATGGAAAATGGAAACTTTTACGCATACCCCAACAATAGAATCGTATGGCATGATGACGCTTGGGTAGAAGAACCTTTAACTAAGAATCCAGGCTATGAAATAGACCAAAATTTTTACAGTGTTGAAAACAAAAGAGTCAAATACACAGATAATTCTTTTATGACGGAATTTACAGACTTAGATTATACGGAAAAAGAATCAAAGAATGAGTCATAAGAATCAGTTAAATCTTCTACAGAAGTTATTTTTTCGTCTTTTTCTAATAGGTCAAAATATTTTGACTCATCCGTGCACCATTTTCTTCCTGTCCAAAACTCAAATCCTGGAAATGAGCTTTTGTATTTACCATGATTTTCATAACTTGGTCCAAGATATAGGTATTTTAAACCCAAGTCTTTAGCTAAAGATATTTCTTTGTACGTGGAAAATCTACCCAAACCTAAAACCTTGTCTTCATACCCCCAACAAAATTGATGAGAAATTAAGCTTTGGCCAACCTTTTGTACAACACTAAAGGCTACGTCTCCATAAATTAAAAAAATGTCATCACCACGCTCGTATGCTTCTATAAACTCTTTTTGCGACAGCACTGAAGAAAAATTTTTGTACTGCACATAATTTTTATAAATTTTATATAATTTTATAAAATTTGGATCGGTAGTTATTTCTACTTCAAGATTAGCTTTGGCTATTTTTTTCCAAGTCTTTTTTTCATTTTTGGTTTCGCTATATTTACTTAAATTTAATCTGGTTTGACGACTTTGGTACCAAATAATTTTATTTTTTTTGACAAAGTTTGTATCTTGTTTGTACCATATATTTGATGGGCACCAACCGTTATCTAACGCTTCCTGTTCCTCACCTCTACTAACAGTAGCACTAACAAGCATGTGAAGAAAATCAGTATCAGCTTGTTTGCCACAAATATGATCAAAATATATCTTCATTAGGTTTGGTAAAAAAATTGATCTAGAACATCTAAATATGCACTCATTTCATGTTGAATAAAAGGTCTGATGTTTATATAATTTTTTGTTAAATCAATCATGTCATCTTCTAATTTAATATCAGCTAATCTATAAATAAAAGATGTGATTATTTTTAATAAAATAATTTTAAATGCACAACTTTTAAAATCTTGTAAACTACTATAAGATAACTTATTTTTTTTTGAGTAAGAATTATATATATTAACAAAATCCTCTTCTACTGATAGAAATTTATCAAGACCTAAATTAATAGATAAAAAAGCCATATCCCAATGAGGGTCAAGATTATAAGAATTGTTAAAATTAACAAGTTTAAATTTTTCGTAATTGAATATAATATTTTTATCATTTAGATCTAGATGGCAAACGCAAGCTTTTTTCTCAATATGATCTGCTTGAGTTTGTAAAATATTAATTATTTCTTCTACGCTTCTTAATAGTTTACAAGTTAATTCGTTTTCCAAGAGTAATCTAACGTTTTCATCACCCAAAATGTATGAAAAATCACAAGTGTCATATAAATCTTGTAAAAAATCGTATTTTTGATTTTTTCTTTTGATATTAGAATTGTGAAAATTAGATAAAAATTTTAAAAAAGGTTTTTTGTAATTGGTTATTATTTCTCCAATACCTATTTCAGATATAGTTGGAGCACTTTGATAGTTAGTTAATAAGTATGAATAATTACATCCGTAACCAAAATTAACAATTTTAGGCGCAATATCTGGATCTTTTAAATTTTTAATAACATTGTGTTCTTTTGATAAAATAATTTTATCCGCTTCGGTTCCTATCTTTAGATAATGTTTTACTTCTTTTGTTTTAAATGTATAAATATAATAAGAAAAGGTTTTTTCGATTACCTCAATTGAATTAAAAAATTCTGCAGAACTTACATATTTTGATAGAAACTTATCTGTTTTTAATACTTCTTCGAGATATTCTTTTTCCAAACTTGAAAGTGTGACGTCTTGACTAGACTCAACAATCCTATTAACTAGTAGATCTTCAAAATCTATATTTTCATTATCCATAATTAATATTAAATAAAAAAGGTGGTATTTCTACCACCTTTGAAATTAGATTTTTACTTCACCAAGATTGATTCCACTCAGACTTGATTTGGCGAACTTTCTAATTTTTTTAGCATTTCTGTCATTGATAACAACATATTGCGGTGTTTCTTTGACAAACTGAGCGTTGAATTGATCTCCGCTCTTTGTAGTGAGGCCAAAAAAACGACCCTTACTACCTTTCATTGTTTTAACTATACGATTGATTTTTCTCATGATTAAAATCCTATTTTGTTTTCTATTGTTATATTTGAGTCATTTTTGACATTTTTAATTTCTGTATTTAACTTTTGTGCAAATATAGCATATATAATTTCCATGTCAACCTTTTTAGGCTCCTTTGTTTCGTTGTATATTCTGCTTTTTGCTCCCGCTTCGTCTATGATATCAAAAGCTTTGTCTGGAAACTTTTTAGAGGGTAAATATTTTTCACACAGATCAATTATTTTGTTGAGAGAATGATTGCTGAATTTTACATTGTGAAATTTTTCATAAGATAATTTAGCTTTTTGTAACAGTTTGAAAGTTTGTTGTTTTGTTGGTTCAAACACATCTATCTTTTCAAATCTACGATTTAGAGCGGAATCCATTTTGAAATATTTTTCATATTCATCTTTTGTAGTAGCACCTATACAAGCGAAACCACTTCTAGATAAAACTGGTTTTAAACTATTAGCTATGTCCAAACTACCCTCAGAATTACCTGTTCCAACGATTGTGTGTATCTCGTCTATGAAGAGAATGTAATCATCACTATTTTGTATCTTGTCTATAATTGATTTTACTTTTTCTTCCATTTGTCCTCGGTACATAGTACCAGCTAATACAGAAGTAATGTCTAAAGATAAGATTTTTTTGTTCTTTAAAAATTTAGGACATTTATCTTGGACAATTTTTTCTACTAAACCCTCTACGATAGCAGTTTTGCCGACACCAGCTTCTCCGACTAAAATTATATTACTTTTGTTTTTTCTTAGCAATATTTCAAAAGCTCTTTCGGTTTCTTTCTCTCTGCCGAAAATTTCAAAAGTCCCTCTTTCTTCTACCTTCTGATTTAAGTTTTCGCACCAGTCATTTAAATCTTGTTTTGTTTTTGTTTTTGTTTGTTGTGCTTGGGGTGGTGGAGGAGCAGAATAAATTTTAGCGGAATCTATACCGTGCTTCATTATATGTAACAAAGAAGAACAAAAAGACTTAACGTTAACATCTAATCCATGAAAAAACATATTTAGTTCTTTTCTGATTTGTAGTATGGTAATTAAGATGTGGTCTGGACCAACGTATTCGTCTCCATTTTTTTCTGATAATTTTTGAGCAAAATCTAAAATTTCAAATATTTCTGGTGCAAAAATTTTCTTCTTTCTTTTTGGTTCTTTGTACTGAGTTAAAACCATTTCTAAAGCTTGGAGAAAACCTTCTCTTATCCATCCATTTAATTCAATGCAGTGATCAATATTGTTATGGGGTTCAGATAAGATAGAGTATAAAAAATGAACATCTATAACTTTTAGGTGTCCATAATATGAAGCTATTTCTTGTGAATTAATAATAGCTTGTTGAGCGTTGGGTGTTAAGTTGTATTTTTGGAAATCGTTCATTTAATTTCTGATAATCTAGTGTAAATTTTTTCGTCAAGTATATTAAGCTTTTCACCGAAGATGATGTCTTCGCCCTTGCTTCCGTATATGAAAACTATTTGACCTTCTTTAGGTTTTTTGCCACCTTCATTAAGGTAATTATCTAGCGTGGCAGATCTTCTATTATTGGTCATCATAAAATTTATTTTGCCATAATCATCTTGTATTTCAACTCTCATATATTTGTTGCCCGCACGACTTGTTCTTGACACGCAATCTGTCACCACACCAACAAATTTTACACGATCGTTTTGTTGTATTGATTTTAACTCTAAACTATTTACAAGGTTTTTTGTATCTTGAAAAACTTTTTTAATTTCATTAGAATGACTATAACCTAAATACTTACGCTCAAAAAACCAATTAGCGAAAACTAAATGCTCTTTATTTTTGTCGTATATTTGACGGTATTTGTCATAATCACGTTTGAATGTTTTAAACCTAGAGTCTTTCATAAGAGGTCGCCCATCATCCGCTGGATAAGCCTCTTTTTTAACAAAAGCTATAGAATTAAGAATATCATAATCAAATTTAGAGCCGAGTCTTATAAAGTTTCTCTTCTCTCTGTCTGTAAGTAAATTAAATGCTTGAGCTTCTAAAACAAGTCTGCAACGATTAGGTACGCCATTACTTTTATCACAGAAAGAGTCCATCATACCACCTTGTATAAGGCCAGATAAAACACCGATATTAATACCAGATTCTTTGGCAGATAAGAACACGTCATATTTGTTTTGTTCTAGTAATTCACTTTTTCTGAAGTCAACTACATTTTCTAAAGTTTTTTCAGATACTCCTTTTACGCTGTTTAGTCCGTATCTAATATTTTGACCTTCAATAGAAAACTCTACATTTGATTTGGATAAATCTGGTGGTAAAAGTTTCATATCAAACAAACAAAACTCTTGACTAATCAAAGCTATTTCGGCATGAGAATCTGGCTCATGTTTAGTCATTTTAAGTAGAGACAGAAAGAACTCTTTTGAGTGATTAAATTTCAAATAGGTTGTTATAGCCGCCAAAGTAGCGTAACTAATTGAGTGTGACTTATTGAATGAGTAATTAGCTGAGTCTTCAGCAACTTTCCAAAGAACATCGCCAACTTGTTTTGGTAAATTATTTTCTTCAATCTTTTCTTCGATCCTAGCTTTCCACGCTGGCATTTGATCTACTTTTTTCTTACCAACAATACGTCTGAGTTGTTCCGCTTCATCAAGTGTGAATCCAACCTTAACAGCCATCTTCATCAACTGTTCTTGGTATAAAGGAATACCACCAGTATAAGATAAAATATCATCAAAAAACTCGTGGACAGAACTGAACACGCTAGTTTTTATATAACTTGCATATGTATCTAAGTAATCAAGAGCACCAGGACGAGCAATAGCGACAACAGCAGAAAGTTCTTCAAGATTTCTGGGAGCAATTTTCCTAGCTGCCTTAAAGTTTGTATCCGCTTCAATCTGGAAGAGACCCTTTGGTGCCTCAATGAATTTGAAGTTTTCATATATGTTATCTGACTCAACATCTATAGTTTCTATGTCCATATTAAGTTGTTTAAGAGTATCATAAACAACAGATAATGTCCTCAATCCTAAGATATCGAATTTAACCATCAAAGATGCGACGTCATTCATGTCGTAACCAGATACATAATTACCGTCATTGGTTTTCTGCATAGGCATAACTTCTTGTATATTGTAGAAGCTAATCGCAATACCCGATGGGTGAACGCCAGTGTTCTTGTTTAATCCTTCTAGTTTTCTGGCAATGTTAAATACTTTAGGGTTGTCATCACAAAACTTTTTAAGTTTCTCGCTTTCGTCGTAAGCTTTTTGTAACTTAAATACCTTTCCAAACTGTTTTGGTATAGAGGCGCTAATGTCATTAACGTCCTCTTCTGAGAACCCTCCCACGATCTTTCCGCACTCCTTTACACACAATTTACTACTCAATGTGTTTAAAGTTAATATTTTACAAGTCTTACCTTTATGCTTTTCTTCAATATATTTGATTACCTCGGCTCTTCTATCGTAACTGATGTCATTGTCCACGTCAGCCAACAAAGAGCCGTCTAGGTACGTTATATCGTCAACAACGGTCTTTTTAGCTCTGCTTTTGGATACAAATCGCTCAAAAAACAGATCATATTTGATTGGGTCAATATTTGTAACTTTTAATAAAAATAATACCAAAGAACCAGCGGCAGAACCACGACCTGGCCCAGTTGGTATACGATTTTCATGGCAAAAGTTTAAAACATCCCAATTTAAAAGTATATAATCAACAAACCCTAAATCTTTTAAAACAGATAATTCTATCTTCACTCTGTCGTAATACTCTTGTTTATTTTCTAATTTATCAATACCTCTTTCCTCAACACCTTTTAAGCATAGCTCACGAAGCAGGTCGTAATTAGATGATGTATTTGAAATGCCCAACTCGTCATAGAATCTTTGCTCTACTTCAATTCCTGGTAATCTTACGCCAACTGGCATTGGTTGCTTAAATGATTCTAAATTTCTAATTCCCATAATTGTTTTTGAAATATCTCAAAGTTCATCTCTATATCGTACAAAGCATCATGTAGCTTTGTTTCATCAAAGTCAATATTATAATGCTGTAATAGATGTTTCTGGTTTGTTTTTAAACCACGTTCTCTAAAGTGTAGGTATCTCATTTGCCAAGCAAGTAATTCACTACCTGGATTCTTATCACCTTTTGCTATAGCTTTTGCTAAAATATTTGTATCTAAAAGTTCGCCAATAAAATTTTCGTAACTAATTCTCACGCCCATATTTCTAAGCCAAACACCTAATATATAAATATCGTAACCAAGAATATTGTGACCAAGAACAATGTTATTGCCATACAAGGCTTTTTCAAAGTCTTTCCAAACAACCATTGGATCTTCCGCAACAGATTCGTAATAATTTCTATCAAATCCAGTAACTCGTGCGGCATCTGGAGAGACATTTAAGTCATCCCATTTGATAAAGCGATTATGTTTTTTGATAACTTTTTTACCTTCACATTCGATCCAAGCTATCTGCCAAGGTTTAGAGGTAATTAAATTTAATCCCTCTGTCTCGGTATCAAAAACTACGTAGCGCTGTTTAAAGTTGTATCTGAGTAATTCTTCCATGATTCAAAGCAAAATTCGTCACTACCAAAGTGATCTAGTCCAGGGTTCGATAGATCATAAGTTCTACCTATCCTGCGGTTACAAATTAATTTATAAGTTTGGAAAGCCAAAACATCTTCTTTATCTTTATAATATATTGACTTTGCATTAAAGTGTTCGTTTAAATGATTCTTGCAATAATTTAATATTTTATCTTCAATCAAACAATCAAAGGGAAGATTGTTATCTTCTATTATAAAAGGTATATCACGAGGTAAATCAACAACACAATTGGAAAAGGTTGTTAGGTTCTTGTGTAAGAATGAATCGTAAAAGGGTACGACATACTGCAAATCTTTTGTATGATCCCAAGGTCTTGTGATTTTTATGTCTGATTGTTGTGTATAAAGATTATATAATTCTTTTGCGCCAGAATCACCATTTGCGAAAGCAATCATTTTACTTTCAGATTCTTCACTATGATCGTCATTGTACATTGAGAAACGCAAACCAAAACGTAACCTATCTTCAAACTTTCTAAAGGCTTCTGGAAAACCTGTCATACTATCTTCAACAAAGTGAACCTCTTCGAAGTCTTTTGTTAACTCGTGTACATCATCTATTCGCAAAATGCTTTTACCTATAGATGAATGTGTTTTAAAGAATGGAATCATACTACCAATATAGATGGTAATATTAATTTGTCAAGTGTTTTGGGCAACCTTTGTAATATTTTATTGAATGAGAGCCACCTTCTGGAACCATACTTTTTTCAAAATCTTCTTGGAAGCAAGAAAGGATATGTTCTCCCTCTTCATTTAGTATTTCTACATAAAAGAAATCAAATTTAAAAGGGCAGTGCCACATAAGAGAACCATCTTTCTTTAACTGACCTTTTTTTTCTGCAAATCCACATTGTAACCTACCACTAAAAGTATTATCATCTGGAAAACCCTTATCGTACGCAAAATTACTTTTTGCTGTAGACTCTGTAAAATTTTCTAAATATTCTTGTATGTTTGCTAGTTGCATTTCAAAACCTTCTAGATCATCTTCGTCTAGAGGTTTCATTTTTAGTAAACCTTTTTTCTTGAGATCGAACTTTAAAAACAAGAACTCTGCATTTCTATTTACATACTCTGGAAATAAATGTTTAACAGCTAAACAATACATATAGTCTTGAAGGTTGTCGTCTTTTTCTTTACCTTCAAACATTTTTTTACTTGTCTTATAGTCTCTGATTATAGCGATCTTTTTGTCTTTGTATAAAAACAACTGGTCTATAAAACCTCTTATATGATAACCATTTTTTTCTATGTCAAAATCTAACTCTGCGTGAGCTTCGTCTGGTATACCTAATTCTTCTCCATGAAAATTACAACTCAAACCATTGAGAATCATTTGTTTAATCAGAGTCATATTATCTTCATCTGTAACACCAAGCTCTGTGGCGTCAGACATAATTAAATCTTTTACTGCTTTAGCTGCGAAAGGGTCTTTAGCTTTAACTATTTTGTTAAATTCTGTTTTAGTTTTTTGTTTTGATAGATGCTCAAAAACATTATGACAAACAGTGCCTCGTCTAGCGCCATCATTACCGTGTTCTGGTAATTTTAATTTATATTTAGACCAATATAACCAACCACAAGATTGCGCAGTTTTTATACGGCTTGCTGATAATTTAACTTCCATAAGTGTCCCAAATTTTTTCGAAATAGTAATGAACTACAGTCATAACAAACGAAATAAAAATACCGAAAAGGGTAACATGCCAATCTCCAAACCATACCCTTGCCATTAGGGTACAAAGAACTATTGAGAGAACTCTCCATATTACTACCTTTTTCATGAATCTAAAATTTTAATTAATTTTTTACAATTACCGTTTTTTCGTAGTGCGTCTGTTGATTTAATTTGTTCTATAATCCAGTCTTGTGTTTTTTGATCTGCTAAATTCCATTTACATTTTCTTGAGTACCACTGTGCAAACATATTAAGATTAAACGGTTCAGATTCAAGCATATCGCCAAAATCATTTGCGAGTGGTGGGTTAACACATATTCTATCAAGGTCGTATATTTGCGATAATTTAGCAACGGTTTTAATTGTAGCTATACCACCAGAATTAGTTTCTTTATCTTTGTCGTTATTCATTGCCACTATTATCCTATCTAAGTCAAAACTGTTTAAGTAGGACATGACTTTAGACGAAATGTCTAAACCAGCAAGCATCAAAATATTTTTGAATCCAGCTTCATATAAAGCCATGCAGTCACCAATACTCTCTACTAAAATAACTTCACGAGTTTCATCTATACTATCGTGAGAAAGGTGATGTGGGTAAACCCAATCTGTTTTGCGACCCATATGTTTCCATTTGGGTATGTTGTCTCCAATGACAACAGTTCTACCAGAAAAGCCGTGTATTTGATTGTTTAAATCATAGATAGGGAAAACCATGCGTCTATACATTTTACCACCACCAGCGTAACCACATCTAAATAATTTTTGAGTTTTTTCAGATATATTTTTCTTGAGATAAAAATCTCTGACTGGTAAAAGTTTATCTAAATAAGATTCTGGGTATATTTTATCCATTTGTATTTTTTCTTCTACTTCTTTTACTGGCTCTGATGACTTGGGTATATAGTTTATATACTTTTGTATGGTTTTAGGATCTTCTGTTTTTAAAGTTTGTTTAAGTAACATAGAAAAGGGTTTGGCTTCGTTGTCTGCGCCAAAATCTTTCCAAACACCAGTGTCTTTATATATTATAAGAGCAGTTTTGTTTTTTCCACTTCTATACAAAGCATTACTTCTCCAATGCGAACCACAGTCTTGGAGCATATAGCCTAAATCTTGTAGTATTTCTTTATAGGTCATCAAATGAAGGTAAGTCGGATTGTGTATTAATTAAGTCTCCACCACTATCTCTGAAAGCAACAATGTCTCTTAAGTCGCCACACTCTGTAATATTAAAGTTTCTAAAGTGAAGGTTGATAAAGTTTTTTCTAAGATTATCTCCTACTTGAACGGGTTCACAAGCACCTGCAATATCTTTACCTAAATGCCTAGCTTTAACGTTAATAAGTTTATGTGTTCCAAAAGACGAACCATCATCGGCAATTTCATCTGTAGTTTTTTGGCGCAATATAAACATATGTGAACAAAATTGAGTAATTCTATCAGACAAGGATACAATGGATTCATCGTCGATAATATTTTGTGAATTTCTATTGTTTGTTATGCCACTACGATTAGATTGCACAGAAGTGATCATAGGTATAACTGGTAAGCCATCTTCTAATACTTCTTTTTGTATGCATTTTTTAAATTTGTCTACCATTTCTCCAACCATTTGCCACTCAGACTTATTGCCAGATTGTTTGTCTGACGATGTTTTAATATAGTCAAAAGAAAAAATCATTCTGTTGCCACGACCAACTTTTGAGTAATAAAATCTTTTCAATGTATTTATCATAGAGTCTACGTCCATGCCACCTACATTATAATAATAAAATTTTAATGTTTTGATTTTCGCCCATACAGAACGAACTTTATTAACAACATCTTCACCAGCTTGTCTCCACTTGCCGCTTTCAAGTAAATGAGAAGCTACACCAGAAAGCGCAGCACACTGACGAACAATAAGTTCTTCTTTACTCATTTCCCCATTATCAAAATGTAAAACTGGCACGTCATATTTTAGCGCAACTTTAGTTGCGTAGTCCATGCAGAATTGTGTTTTACCAACACCAGAACGAGCCACAATAACGGTAATGTTACCTGGTCGTAAAAGCGAACCATAAATATCGTTGGCTTTTTCATGTGGACCAAACATACCAAATTCTTCTATAGGATTATTTCCACGCTCTTCAATAAATTCTTCCATTTCGTCATAAATGTTTTTGGGAACATCGTCACCAACTTCGAATAAATTTATTTTTTGATTATACATTTGATCGGCCATTTCAATTATTTGTAAATATGGCACATCTGTATTTAAGTTTTTCATCTTGTCAGATATTTTTTGACCAGTTGAATGTATTTCTCTTCTAACGCTTAGTTTTTTTAACTCTTTGATTGATGTTTCTATTTTTCCATCAGAGTTAACTTTTCGCATGGAGAGCGAACGAACATAATCTAATATATTTATGTCTTCCTCAAATTTAATTCCCAAGTCTTTGATCCTTTGAGTAACAACAACATCGTCAACGCTTTCGTTATTTTCAAAAGATTTCTTTAATATTAGATATAACGTTTTGTGCAGTAACGAATTTTTATCGTAAAAATCCTTCTCGCTCAGAATGTTTGAGTAATTTACTAATATATTTGGTTTTTGTAAAAAAGCAGCAAGAACTTGCTTTTCAATTTCATAGCTATAAATCATATGCACCTAATATTGTGCAAAAAAAATAAAAAGTCAAGTATTTTCTTCTTCATCTATCTCTGCGGTAGATGTATCTAGGTTTAACATGTATGTTTCCATAGCTTTATTTAGAGCATATTCTGTCATTTGATTATCAAATCTAGCTTGAACAACGGGGTCTCCAGTATCCGTAGCGTAAGCTATAACAAAGCCCTTGTAGGCGCCAGTACTACCAGTAAGTTCATAAAGTTTATCTAATACTTTGTTTGGAACCTCAAATTTTTTAAATTCTGGATTTTTGGCCATACTAATATTTACACTTCAGTTAATATTTTATCAAAATATTCTTCTGATAATTCATCATCTGGGTAAATTTCTATTAATTTGATCTGATTTAGTTCACAAAATTCCATTTTTTTGTTGTCTCTACGTATTTGACGTACAAAATTAGCCCTAGTTTTGTGAAAATGCTTGACAAACTTAAGATGTTGCGCCCCTTGAACCTCTATGGCTATCTTTTTAGTATGATTGTAAAAGTCTAAGGAAAGTTGTGTACCCGCAACCTTAAACTCCTCATATACGGCATCATAGCGCCAATGCTTGTACAAATAAGATCTTACTGTACGTTGGAATTTACTTCTGCATTTACCATTCCATTTGATTTTGTACCTGTGTGGATTCCTAACAGGTTTTTCTTTGCCGTATAAAGTTATAAAATTCATAAAAAAGCCCTCTCCTATTATAGAGAGGGCTCAGTTATTTTCAAGTTAAAAGTTGAGAGCTACCCCAAAATCAGAGGTTGATTCCCACTCTCCATCAGTGCCTTGAGCTGTGCTTAAATCATTGTTTAGATAATTTAAATTAGCAAACACTGTAAGGTGATCTAATGTTGTTTGAACACCAAGTGTGACTAAAGTATAAGTATAATCTGTATCATATTCAAATGATTGACCATACTCAACCCCCACACCAATAGCGAAATGCTCAGTGAGATCTAGATCTGTTCCTACTGCGATATCTGCTGTATATTGACCACCTTCTTCTGTTGTCACAGAAACGATTGAATCAATACCAAATAGATTGACGCCATAAGAACTAATTAGTTCGTAAGCATTGTTACCATCAATAGAAGTAAGTAATACTTCGGCAGAAACATCACCAATAAAAGTAGAAAGAACTGTACCTACAGTACCGTATAATTCTTCTTCATCAGCTTTTACTTGCTCGATTGAACCAACAAGTGATAAGCCACCAATTACTCCTAGCTCTGAGGACGCTTTAACATACTCAACGTCCGCAGATCCGTAAAGTCCGCCATCGATACGTTTTTCGTAGTTACCTACTTCTACGTCAATGTCCCAAGACTTTACCGTTTGTTCTAGTTCCTGTGCCTCTGCTTTATTGCCTCCAAAAATGAAGAAAGCTGCAATAGCTGCGACAACAAGTCCCACTTTAATCTTATTATTTTTTAGTATTTCCATAACTTAAATCAACCCCTACTGAGGGTTAGATAGCCTTTACACTAGTTCGGCTATGTTTGTTTTGAAATAATTGATCAAGAAAGCGCACAAAGCTTCATTTTCTTCAATTAATTTGAATAAATTAGCTTCTCCTTGTATCTTTTCTGGTAGGTTTGGAGCGGACTCCTGCACCAATTCTCTAAATTCTTCTTCTATTGTGATCCAAGCACCTTTTTTGGTCACAAATTCCCACATATACAGTAAATCAACCAGTTCTTTTTCAACCCAAACAGACTTTCCTCCAGTTCTGCCGTATCTAATTGGATAAGCAATTGTGTTGTTGGTCTTTTCGTTAGGTGATTTTTTAATTGTAGCCTTGGCCCAATGCCCAATTATAGGATTAGTTTTGGGGTCTGGTTGTTTTATTGATGGATTTTGTAGTATCAAGTCTGACTTAAATCTTGGTTCAAACTCTATGATATAATTAGCAAAGTGTAATAAAGCATTACCTCCCGTTGCTGACGTCTGGCGTATCGGAGCCTTCGTGTATGGGTCTAGTTTGATATCTGCCCTTACCTGGCTAATAAAAATGGCCATATGGCCCCTTTTTGCAAGAGATATGGACATTCTCTTCATAAAATTAGCTGCGATTACAGCGCCACCTGCAACTTTATTAGAATCATAGAAAGATTTGTCTATATCTTGCTTAGAAATCAAACCATCTACAGAGTCTAGTATAAAACAGTATTTATGTTCATCTTCATTTTGTTCCACTAGCGTTTTGATAGCATCAACAACAACCTCGTAAATATTACTTTCAAAGACGAAACAAGTACCTGTTTTCCATTCTTTTGCATCATAAACAAACTTAACACCAGATCTAGCTACCATTTCGTTAGATAAACGACCTTCAGCTTTGATGTAAAAACCTTTTGCATCTTTTTGTGTATTAAGCATATTCTTCATAACTTCAAGAGCGGCACTTGTTTTACCACCCTCATTCATACCTACGAATCTATGCAAACCTGGGCCGAACCCACCATTTAAGTTTAAATCAAGCTGTAAGGAGCCGCTTGATGCTTTATAATCAATTGTTTTCTCAAAGTTGTAGTGATCGTCCTTTTTGGCTTTGAGAAACTTATCTAATATTTCTGAATCTATATCACTCATTTAAATAAATCTTTTGTATTTTTCGGTTTATTATATATGGATTCGTAATCTTTTCCACATTTTTCGCCCATATCATAGACCATGTACTTTGAAAAGTCAACTTTAAAGTTAAAATTTCTCCATTTTTTATCCATTGTGTCTTTCAAAGCCTTAGATACTATATATGCAAGACTGTCATATTTCTTTGGAAAAGTTACAATTTCTAAGAAATCAAGAGAATATCTAGCTTCTAAATCTTTTAAAAGTTTCATTTCTCTACCCCAAAAAAATCTTTTTTGAGTTTTGGGTATCTCAACAAGCCTTTCTATGATAGCTTGTCTTTTTTTATGAGGCGTTAATTTCTTGGATGTCATTATTTACCATCCTACTGACTAATGTTGAAAAGTCAACATTTTTTTGCCATTTCAATTCGTTTTCTGCTTCAGTAGGGTCTCCTAGCAGCAAATCAACTTCT